ACTCTCGGTGTGTCCAGAAAGAATCATAAATAGCGTACATATACTCAAGAAGTTCTGGATACTCATAAGGGCGTACATTGTCACGCTCTCGAAAAATATCTGGTTCATGTTCCTTACGGTAAGTGATATATTCACGCGCTACTGAGAATGCCTTAGCATTCATAATCCCATCTTCGACAAGTTTATGAACAGCATCTACACTAACAATATCATCTTCAATGTTCTTCTTAACGTACCGTACTACTTTATCTTGCAGCTTATCATCTTCATAGTCAGTCCGTGACATTGCTTTACCAACGGCTGCTTTAATCTTCTCACCATCAAAACTTACAACGTCACCATTACGCTTCAATACTTGCATTATTATCCCCTATTCTTAAAACCCAACATCCTTGGTAGAATGATAAGGACAATTCATATTGTAAACCCTTTGATCAGTCCCTACCAATTCCTCATTATCCATCTTAGGGCATGTACAGCCCTTTAGATAAAATTCATACCGCCACATTAAAGGATTCTCTTCAAAACCCCAACAGTATTGTAAAGTGTATTCAATCTGGCGAACCCTCTCAAGCGCTTTATGGTAACTGTCTGTGAACATCTCAGGTCTTGTCAAGGTGCTGTGCATTCGCTTGTACAAGACTTCAAGAAGTTTGATACGTTCTTCTGAAAGACCTTTAGACTCTGCTAAGGCATAGTTCATGTGAATCATGTTCAGTCCTCATTCATAGCCTCAATGGCTTTGTTCTGATACCAGATACCCTTTTTCAAATCTTCTTCGTTATCCCATTTATCACGCCATAGGTATTTGATGGAGGTTCCTTTACAGTAAGCTATAAAACCTTCTTTACCAAGTGCTGCCCTAATAGCGTCAATACATTCGATACCATTATCAGATTGGTAGTGTGGAGGATGGTTTACCATGTCTGTCATTACAAGTTACCTTTGATAATGTCTGTAAGTTTTCCTTCAGGTTGCTCGAATGTGTTGCCTTTTAAAATCTTGTACCCACCTGTCTCAACAACCTTTCCAACAACTCGGTAAGCGTCTTCACCAACCTTTTCATATTTTACATCGGTGTAACGTGGATCATCAATATAATTCTCAACAGATTTCTTAGCATCTTCTTCAGTTGTTGGGAACTTTGATAAATTCGCTTCATTGACAACTGATAATGCTAATTCTAATTGCTGACGTGCGAAGCCTGCTCTAACACCTACCCCAACTGCTGTGACAATAATGTCAGCGAGACCATCTAAGATACCTACCATATCACCATCACGATTAGCTTCTACAGTCTCACGTACTTCCTCTTGAACAAGGTTGATAGCTTGTCGGAGGTTTTCATAAGAAGGCTTTACAGGAGTGTTACCGTATTCATTGAACTTGTAGATTGATTCAAAGTGTGTGTTCATTGGTTATTCTCCTATCAATGATCTTCAAGATATAAAGCAGCTTTACGAAGCAACTCAGGATTGTCTTGAAAATTCGCAATACCCCAGTTGCAATACTTGCAAATAAGACCTCTGTTATGCGTCTTATCATGGCAATGGTCAAGATTGAGAGTTCCGACCTCTTCCTCATGTCTCTCACAAATCATACAACGATTTTTGCAGCCTTGCAAGAGGGTTTCGTAAAGTTTTAAAGATAATCCATAGCGTCGTCCAATATCTGATTTAAGTTTCTTACGGCATTTGTAGGCCACTTGTCAAGCTCCTTGTTAATATCCCTGTTTAGTCTTCACAGCAATCCAGTAAGCATCTGCTAAGTCTTCCCTGCCCTGAGCTTTGGTAACTACGGAGAACATCTTCTGAACACGTTCTGGTAAAGCATTGAACATATCTTCTTTAGAAGCCTTGCCTGAACCTGTTGCAATCTTTTTAATGGCGCTTGGTGTGTATAGTTTGGGGTCGTAACCATCCTCTCTAAGAGCATTAACAATCATGTATTGAAGCCCTGCAAGTGTCTGCAAAGTTGAACCCCTCATGCCAAATGCTAGATTTTCAATACCTATCGCGAAAGATTCTGCCTCACTGTACTCATCCATGGTGTGAATAATGTTTGCAATGGACTCGGCAGCATTTTTAGACCGTGTGAAGTAATCTCCATCTTCTTTTAAGGTTTGGACGACTTCAAACTTAACAACGTTTTCTTCATTGTCCAATACGACAATTCCTGAGTTTCTGTAGGATTGATCAATACCTACGTAATAGATGTTCATGTTTGTTCTCCTCTATGCTTTCTGGGTGGTATCCAAAATATTTTATTTCAGCTTCCTCTCTTGCTTTGACAGCATCTTGATAACTTCTGTGGTTTCCAAGTCCTATGGACTTCCCGTTGTGAGTAATTCCTGCCCGCCACCTGCCTGACTGTGTGTGCCAATACACCCCAACCTTTCCAGATTTGTTCGCTTCTAGCTTTCTACGATTGAAACATTGGTTTGACCTATCCGCCCACTGAGTATTTTCAGGAGAGTAATCACCATTAACATCTATCCTGTCAAACTCCATATTCTCCGGTTTACTTACCAAGTCCTCTATGAAGTTCTTTAAACCATCCTCTCCTAACCACCTCTCACAAACTTTTATTCCACGTCCACCATAGTGCTTATAGTCTTTTCTCTTCTTGTTGTAACACCGTTTTTTCATATCATAGTAAGTGTTTGCGAGAGGATGATTTGAGAGTCTATGGGTACTATTGGCCTCTTTGACACGCTCTTTCCCTAAACATCCACAAGATACGACATCGGCTTTTGATGCTGTAACTGCGCTGATACGCACCTCTTTAACTGTTCCGCAGGTACATAAAAAGAAAGCATAACGGCCACTCTTCTCTGTTTGAGCAGATTCAAACAAATAAGTCAGTCTGTTCTCTGCGTGTTTACTTATATTATCTCCAAACTGATACTCAATTTTAGCTCTACCTTTCACTCTCACTCTCCTTATTCATACCAGCTCACATCAAAAATAACACCCAAAGAAGCTTCCCCATCTCATTCAAAACTTCTTTCCAACTATCACCGTGATAAGATTGGTAGGCCTCCTTCACACGTAGGAACATATCGTGGTTTGTTTCGCACCCCGAAAGTATCTTCAAAGCCGCCGCTTCTCCGACACCTTTAGACTTTTTTATGCCGTACTTCAGACGTAGCTCATCAGAAATATTAACAAGTCCTAAAATGTTGTCAACTTGCTTATCGCCCATCAGGCATTGTAACCAGAAAAAATGATCTGCTTCAACCTCTGTCTGATACCACCATTCGTCCTTTATGAAATTATACAAATATCCTGGCGAACCTTTACAATCTTTATCGCCAGATACCACGCAAGTTGTCATACTGCTCGAGTAGTAACCTTTAGCTCCTACGATACAAATGGCGTCATCTGCCTCTGCGCCTTTCGCAAACTTAGCCCCGTAAGCGTCGATCAAGTGACTTTTGACAGTGTCGTGGTGGAAAGGTTTCTCTTGTGTTCGTGTACCTTTATAAACAACGGTCTTACTGATTTCTTCTCGGTAGTTCTCTTTAGGGTCTGTTAAGTAATACAGGTATTTATCAGACGGTACTGCCCTATGAATGTGTTTGATAATCAAGTCACAGGCATCTCTAGCTTGTTGTTCATCGTCTATCACAACTTCTGGTTCCTTGTAATATCCTTTTGTATCCACCATCAAAAAGTCTTCTAGTTCTTGTAGGTAATCTTTAACATCCCTTGCTGAATCAAACTTATCAATATAATTACCCTCGTTGTCATATAAGTGGTAGTAGGTCTTCTGTACTGCGA